TGTATCTCTACGTCCGTTTTTACATCAAAGCTTGTGATTTTATCAAAGCTTAAACTGAATTCATTTCCGCCTCCTACAAAAGAAAATCTATCCTGTTCAAAACCTATAAGACAGTCCGCATTTACTGCCAGTGGGAGTCCAGATACATGTTCCGCCTTTATATGGTTCATCTGATATTGCTTTTTACCGCTCTGTTGACTATTTTTTATACTGCTCTCTAGTTCCTGCTTTTTCTTTTTTCCTGTTTTAGTTTTTATACCCAGATAGATCAGTAACACACCTAGCGCTAAAAGCACCAGAAATATAGTTAATGGGGGTGCATAATTCTTATCCCCTTGGCTACCAGACATCCCTAAAAGTGCAATTAATGTAATAGGAATGCCAAAAGTAAAATAAATAACCTTTTTAACCATGATTATTTCCCCCTAATATGTAATGTCATGATTATATCATATTACCCTTCCAAGTTCTACCTTTTCCTCCTGGCCTTGGCAGCCTCTTTTTTATCGTTTTTTAGTTTCATCTGCACCGCAGCTATGACAACGGCCTTTTCATAACGGGGAAGCTCCAGGAACTCATGAGGCCACTTATGAAGTTTGTGGAGGCAATAGTAAGCGATATTTGCTTCCATATCGCCCCCTTCAATTAGTTTTTTGCTTCATCTACCAGGTCTTCCAGTTCGATATCAAAACCGTTTACCTCCTGGACCTTAGACAAGTACTCCCGATATTCTCCCGGCGTAAGCATTTTTTTAAGCAGAGCCTCTGCTCCCATTACCTGATAGGAATCCTGAAGCTCCTTGTTATTTAGATCAGGAAATACCGTGCAAGCTACTGCAAGCCTCCCCACATACTGATCATAGTCTGTTTCCGGCATGTAGGCTCCTTTTTTTCCGGGGATCGGCTTCCGCTTTGTGCATTCCTTTTTAATCATCTCATCCTTCTCCGGAGTGATGCACTTGACCTCCCATTCCACCGGTTTCCTATCTTTATTCATAAATCTCTTTGACACCACAACCTTCACATTTTCTACGGTTATAGCGTTCTGGCTTAAAAAACAACTTAAATCTCCCATATTTTCTTATCCTCTCTTTCCCCTACTGCATTCCTACAAGGTTGCTGAACTTCTCCGGCATTTCCCAGCTTTCAAAAGTGAAATCAAATTCATCTTCTAGATAATCCGCATCTGCATCGAACTTAGCAATGGTCCCACCATCAAGATTACAGTCTTTTAAAATGACAGTCTGACGTCCCACGCTAGAAGTTGGGTCTTCATTGGTTATCTGGATATCAAAATATTTATCCTTGCCGGTTTCCTGGAACTGATATAAAAGTTCCCTGAATATGCTGGTATTGTAATGAAATGTTGCAGAGCCACTTCCCTTAGAGCCAACAGTTTTATTTCCCTTCATGGTTCGTCCTAAAATAGGGACTTCTGTTTTTGTCTTTTCGATCTTTGCCTCCAGGTTAAGAGCCTGCATAAAATTGTACCGGTTATTACCGATTGTGACATAACATTCTGCCTGAGCGGCGCTGATGGCGTCCCAGGCATTCATAGTATTCTGGTTCATAATCCTTCACTCCTTCCTACGAAACCACTACGGTCATATACAGCTGGCTCATACAGTTAATCGGTTCTACCGGGAAACTCACCACGACAGACCGCTTACTAGAACCCTTATCAACCGTGATTGCCTCCGCCTTCACTGCTTCAATGGCCCGGAGCGTTGTAAGCTGTTTTCCATAAGTAACAATGTCGTTCCAGAGGCTTATCCGTCCTGCGGCGTCATTAGGAATCTTTCCAAGATAACGGGTATTGAACAGGGAGGCTATGTCGTTTCCGATCTGATCCAGAACCCGGATTGTCTGGTTACTGGAAAAATCCTCACCTTTCTCTTCTGTGTAGGTCACAAGGGTATTGATATCCATCAGCACCCGGATTTCACTCCCGACCTTATGGAATAAAAACCTTCCTGCCTGAATACCCTCTTTGAGCTGAATCTGAGTGTAATCAGCCTTGATAGAATATTCTCCGTCATAAGTCTTATTTTCCGTGGTCTTATTGATAGCACAAGAGGCCTCTGCCCCGGTAGTCCAGTAAACCAATCCCGACTCCAGCTCCTCCGCTTCGTTCTCCACGGAAATGACTCCCTCATAATCGGCTTTTGTGTACCGGTATAAAACGGTCTGAAACTTGACCCCATTCTCGTCTCTCATCCGCTTTGTGAATGCCGCAAAGAGCGCCTTTACATTCTCATCAACCGATGGACAGCAGAGGACCTGGAAAGAATAATTCTCCATTTTGGCAAGAAAAACGGCATATTCCTCACCGGTTACCGCTTCTCCGCTGGTACCTCCGGTAAATGGTATTCCAACCGTTTCCGCAAGTGTCGCAGTTTTCTTAAAGGTTATGTAGGTATTATCCTTTAAGCTACTTGCACCTGCTACTGTCTGAGCGTCAACTTCTTTTCCAGCAAAGAAAGTTTTTACATCAAACTTTGTTTCATCATCAATGTTCTTGGCTATCACAGTTTTTAGACTATTCCCCCTGACACCCCCGTAAACAGCGGTTCCGTAATCATTTGCCGCCTTTGCGCCGGCGTTCAGCCGGTAAAAGATTCCCTTAGTCAGATTTTTAAACAGCTCCCTGACCGGAATCATGGCTGCATCATCATAAGAATATCCGAAGATCTCCCGGCTCTTTCCTTGAAAGTCCTCTGCCGTTACCTCAAATACTGTCTTTTCCGGTCCCCAGTCAAGCACCATGGGAATAGCTGCTACTCCTCGCTCTCCCATAGCAGCCCCAGCAGAAGCAGCATTGACAAAATTGATATAGGCACCTGGGAGAACCTTATTTTGTGCTGTAAAATTTCCTCCGCCTAACATACACTCACCTTTCCTTTCATGAACTTTTCAAACAGCGCCTCTGCTTCTGGCATCGTGTAGGCCTTTCCTGGTTCTAAAAGGGCGTTGATCAAATCCTTCTTTCCACGGTACCGCTTCGAATTAGCTAACTGTTCTTTGGTATAGCGAACAGTCACTTTCGGCTCTGCCTTTTTATTCGTTTTTCCTGCCATAACCTTACTCCTTTCATTTTACTGTGAAATCCTCCATAGACTCTTCCATTTTTCCAGACCGTAGCCCGAACCGGTCGTAATTTACAAAGAAGGACAGCACTCCATCTCTTGATACTCCGCTTCGTCTTGTTCCCCGCGTCAGAGAGCCGTCAGCCAGAGAAAGATATTCCATGGATTCCATCAATATATCAAGCACCCGGTTCAACTCCCTGACAGGCTGCTCCATCTCTCCTGGCATATATTGGACATACATTCCTGTGCTGCGGAAATACCGATGGCCAAGAAGTGGCTTTTCCGATGGTTCCAAAAAGCCAACAAAAAAACAGGGTTCAATTAATCCCTGTTCCACCCCACTGGTATAGACGGTGATTTCCGGAAAGAGTGTATCAAGCTTTCTGGTTACCGCGTCCATGATGTCGTTATACATGAAACGCCCCCTTTAAGAAATCGGATATCTTTTTCTCGATCATCTTGGGAGCCTGTTCTTCCAGCTCCCGTTCTGATATAGTCAACATGAACTGTCCCGGAACCCAGCCTTTATGATTGGCAGTTCTATGCCCGTACTCCACGTAGGAGGCATATTCCGTAGGATTGACAATTTCAATAGAATAGCCTTCATCGGTTTTCACCACTTCACCAACTGTCCATCCGGCACGCAGTACACCGCCCTGCTTGCCAGTTTTCGGCGTGAATGTAACAGTTTTAGGGTTTTTCGTAACAAAATCAACCTCTTTACCGCTTTTCGTTGTGAAATGAACCTTTTTTCCCGCTGGAGTAGTAAATGTTACAGGCTTATCATATTGGCCTACAGGAGTTCTCTTCTTAACTTTCGCCAGCAAACGTGCCGCCAAATACTTAGCGCAGTCCTCACAGAATTTATCCCTATCCTTATCTAGCTGCTCAATCTGATTTTGAAGCTGTCTAATCTCTTTAAAATCAAACTTTCCTCCAGACATTATGCATTCTCCTTCCACAGCTCCAGTACAATCTCCTGATGGCTGCAATAAACAGCCGGCTTGCCACTTCCAGAATAGAATTCGGTACGACCAACCTGAGTAACTTCTATTTTGCTTCCAGGCTTCACCACAATCTCTGGTGCCAGAAATAGCTTGATCACCTGTCGGAGCCTAGAAATGCTCTCCGTCTCATCCGCGGGTGAGATATTTGAAAAAGAGAGGTGGCAGGACCGATCTTCCACCACCTTCATCATCTTCTGGCTGGTCACTTTTGTGTCCGGATCCTTATATGGCTGCTTTTCATAGATATTACAGGTCCCGTCATAAGTAGATTCAATAGCCTTTCGGTGTATCTTCCTGGCTTGTTTCATTGCATCAGCAATCATTTTTATCACCCGGTCTTTCGATATCGATTCAGCTGCGCCTTGTAGCTTTTTAAGATACTTCCCTGTAAGGTACCGGTCGCACTGGAAAAGCTGGTTTTGGTATCCCCTTCCGATATAGAACTGACTGTAATCGGCGCCTCTCCTTCTCCCAGCCCTTCATGCCTGTATAAATCTATCGCCATGCGGTAGCAGGTATTTACAAGCCCTACTGGTACGTTTTTGATATGGCAGTAGTTCCTTACCGTTTCTTCCACGTCCTCCATGATAAATGTAAGCTGGGGATCCTGGGAGACATCTTCCTTCGATATCCCCAGTAATTCTTTTAATCTTCCCAGTTCCATAGAATCCTCCTTATGAAATGGTAGCAACAAATACCTGATCGGCATAAGGGAAGGAAGGCAGCGCCGTAGCCACGGCCTTGATCCACTTGGCCACCGGATCAATGGTATTGTACTGGCAGACAATAATCTTCCCAACCTCGGAAATTTCAACATCAGAATTTCTTCTAAGTTCTAACTCCTCTGCAGTCACTCCGTAGAAGGTATCTCCCATCTTACCCTCGGGCATCATGACAAAAGCATTTTCAGGAAGGAAACGTTTTGCACTGTATTTTCCTTTTGTATCCTGAATACGGTACTTTTTATCGTAAATAGCAATCTGAGGAAGCTTTTGCTGGGCAAGAAATGCGTTAAGCTCTGCCACGGTCAAAAGCTTGGAACTGTTTACACCAAACACAGCTGCCCGGATCCTTTCATCACGCAAGATGGCGCTTAGGTTCTTCTTGGAAGTCAACGCTCTAACAGGAGTGAATCCGGTATCATCCACTATGGTTTCCACCATCTCTTCCATGTCTTCCAGGATCGTGGGACTTCCGGAAAGCCAAGTCTTACTTGACTTATGCTCTGCCGGCATTCCGTAATCAATGGAGGCTTTGACCCCATTTTCATTAATTACGATCTTACCAGTGGAAAGGGCCTCCATTCTCATACACTCTACACGAGTACGGACAGAAGCAACCAGATTATCTACATCACGGAAAATATTCTTAATCATATCCTCCTCTTCCCGGTCATTTCTAGGACTTTCCAAAGCGATGATTGTTTTCTCTGGAATCTTGATTTTCTTTTTGATCAGAGCCAGATCCTGAGTGAATACCTCGATGCCTTCTCTGGATCCGATCTCGGCCTCAGTATCAAAAGCATGGACCTTTGCGGATACAGGTAAGTTGCTAGCGCCCTTTACCATGTCAATTTCCAGCGCCTCCTTTTTGTCTTCCGGGAATAAATATTCCCCCATATAGGCTTCCTGGGTACGTTCCTTTGTGTAATCAATCAGATCCCTGGGTGTTAATAATTCTTCTACTCTTGGCATGTCTTAGCCCTCCTTAATCTGTAATTCGCCATCAACAAAAAACTTGATAAATTGCATTTTTGTTATCAGTTGTGGCACAGCTTCCACGGCATAATCTCCCTGTAGACGCTCAGTGTTGACAGACCCATCAATCATTAGCGCACCCGGCTGCGGGCCGTGTGTAACCTCAGTGGTCTCAAACAGGATACCAGCAGGGACAGATGCCAGCGTATAGATATAAGCCCCTGCGGAACCGCTCCTTGTAATCTTTACCGCTTTTCCGTCTTTGTCCAGAAGTGTACCCGCTGATACTAACTTCTTTTCATGCTCATCAGCTGTAACACCGACATCGCTTACCGTGCAGCTGACGTTTTGGTACCTTTCACTTTTCAAAAATTCTGGGGTATTCCCAAAGGTTTTCTTTGATAAAAACATTTTATTTCCTCACTTTCATTTTTTATTAGCCCCATGCCTTGGCATAAGGATTTTCTGCAGCCTCAGCAGTCTTATTTAAGGTCTCTGCAATTCCCTTCCCGAAACCATTTTCGTTAGTACTGCCAGCTCTGGGTTTGTAGCCTCCTGCACCTGATTCTTTTCCAGTACCTCCTTTGCCCGGATCGGATTCTTTAAACAAAAATGTTTTGGATTCCTTTATGGTCTTGATCTGCTCCTCCAGGCCGGATACCTTGCCATCGTCAGCCAGTATCAGTTTTGTCTTATCCACAAGTCCGGTGACAATATCAACATCATGGGCAGAACCGGCGAGAGCTACCTTAATAGCTGTGGAAAGCTTCAGTTCTTTCATGTCTGCTTCGTTTTTTTCCTTAGCTGCCTTGTTTTCTGCCTGTAGGGTTTCAATCTGCTTTTGTAGCCCTGCATTGTCCCCACTGTTCTTTTTCAAGGTCTCCAG